CGAATATCACGATCAAGGCGCATCCTCATCGTAACAAGGTGCGCATCGTCGTGTAACTTCAGTTTCTCTTGTACTTCGTCAATTTTTGCGTTGCTGTCGCATGCAGTCTCTTGGACATCTTTGATTTGTTTCTTGACTTCACTTAGCTCTGAAATGATTTGGTCTGTCTGTTCCTTTGATTTCTTCGGCAGTTTGTAGCTAAGCCAAGCGATAATAATCGGTGAAGCTACTGGTAGCACGTTCATGAAGAAATGCTCTGTTGATTGTAAGACGTCCATTTAACACCTCTACTGTCCAATTGGTGCTTTCGGTACACTAAATTTCCAAGTTGCTAATACGCCATTTTGGTACGGTGTTCCTTCGAGTTGAGCAAGGGCTTCTCCTTGATAAGTAAATGACTGATTCGTTTGAATCAGGATACGTTTACCTTCTCCGTTGATTTCAGTGTGGCCTGGATCTTCGATTGCGAAGATTGCGCCAGGCTCGTAAACTTTACCGACTTCAGCCAGTGGGAAGAGTTCAACCATTTCTTTATAGGTCGTACCGTAAGATACTTTCTCACCCATGATGGAATCTTGAGCCATCACTCGAACTACCTTAGTAATGCGATTCGCAAGTGCTTCAAGATCATTCTGTTTCGCTTCTGTTTGAGCTACTTTCTGCTCAGCCTGTTCCAATTTAGCTTGATTTTCTTGCAACTTCGCTTGTGTCTGAACGATTGCACTTGCTGGATCTAATTCAGCCTTAATAACATCCAGAACTGCTTGGATAAGCACTTCCTGACTCTCGTGTGTGCGGTCACCAGACAAGCCTGCTTGCTCGTAGCTATAGCGTTGGCCATGTTCTTTTTTGATTGTCACGATTGTGACGTTCTCTGGGTGGATATAAGAAGGGTTGTTTGCTAGTTCGTATGTTTGTGTCATGTTCTATTCTCCTTTTTGCATTTTAGCTTTTGTTTCTTCGAAAAGTTCTCTGAGAGCCGGTTCGTATTCCAGCACCTCGTTCATTGCTTTTAATTCGCTTGTTGCAAGTTGGTAAAATGCCTCATTTTGAGCCGATTCCAACTCACTTTTAGTCAATTTAGTTGCTAGTGAATTCATCACTAATTGATTCAATGTTTCGTTCATGCTACTTCCTCCAATTTTTGATTCAGCTCTTGAATGGCCTTTATTAAATAAGGTACGAATTTTGAATAATTGATTGTTAAATGATTATCCTCTCCCTCATATTTCTCGACTGCACCAGGAATAATATCTAACACTTCTTGCGCGATCAGACCGATTTCTTCATGAGTCTTATCCTTAATGTAGTCAAATGCGACTAAATTTAAAGCATTTATTTTATCCAATGCCTTGACTGATGTCGGTTCAATATTCTCTTTCAATTTTCTATCCGAACCGGTTGTGATTCCAGCGTGTTGTCTCCATTTCCCAGTGACGATTTGACTCCACCAGACAACTCTATTGTATCCACCATCAGGATTATCCCCTTCACCTTCCACATCATCATAGCCAATCCATATTCCTCTCGGAGCATTGATTCTAGAGTAGAAATTAACCTTTGATGTACTTGCGAAATCCACTTTTGAATAGAAATCTACATCATTTCTACAATACATCTTCCCGTCAGTGTTGACATACCAGGCTTTGGGTCCAGGGGTATCAAGGTTATTCCCCCAATTTGCCCAGAATGCATTCCTGTTCGCACCAGCGTTCGTTCCGTTACCCATGCCGACACTAACGTCTTCGATACCTGTGATGAAATATCCATTTCGATTTGGGTATTTCCCGAATCTGAAACCTCCTATAAGACCTTGAAATCCTTCAAGCAGATTCGCAGTAACTACGACTGAACGTAGCTTGTTAATAAAGGCTTCTTTAGCCGCGAGGGTATCTGTGAAGATGTTGCTTGCGACTAGCTTTTTAGCAAAGGCTTGGTCCATTCTCACTTTATCAGCAGTCACTGCCTCAGCATCTAAAATCGCAGTTGTGACCGAACCTGCTTCAAAGTTAGCTGTTTTCAGCTTATCAACCATAGCTGACTTGATAACGGCTCTGTCAATCAAGGTTTCTCCAGTGATGTGAGTCAGTTTACCAGCGATACGATTTTGACCATTAGCACCCAGATTGATTCCTGAAATCAAATCGCCTGCACTATTGATATTCCGAACCGACCACGAGCCAGCGATTTGTCTTTGAACTGTTTTTAGACCTTCATTCTTAGATACCTCAACCTGAAACAGTTGATTCGTCAGTGCCATGCGAGCTACCTTATTTGAGATGTCATTTTCATTTCTACCAATAATCCGCTCATAGAGTTGACTGGTTTCTCTGACTCTCTGGAAATCCGTCTGATTAGCTTTGCCAGATATTTGAGACGTAATACTTGCAATTTGGCCATCAACTGTCTGCTTGTACCGAGCAATCTTTGTAGCGATGTCGTTGTTCGTTTGTGTGCTTATCGCGCTGAAACGACGTTCTAGACCTCTCACATCCTCTTGATAAGCTGATTTCCCAACGTAATCTCTGGATATCTGCTCACGAATTGCGCTAACTTGACGAGCGCTCTCGTCTCGAGCATAACGTTGCAAACTCTCTTGTCGATGACCATCCTTGCTGATGTAAGTTTCAACAGCTCCCATTTTAGTAAACAGACTATCTGCAGTGCTCTTAACTTCATTTAGCTTAGTGCCGTACTGAGTCTTGAACGACTCAATCTGATTAAGCACATTTTGAGAAGAGTTCTGCAGATTAGTAATGTCTGCTCTTGCTCGCTCACTAATTCGTTTCGCTTCTTGAGCGAGTATGCTGCTTGCGCCAGCATTTCTCAAGGCTTCTTCAGCCCTGCGCTTGGCTTCTTGAATTGAAGTATTATCGAACGACTGAAACTTCTTGTCGATTTCGCTTGAGATTTGACGTTTGACTTCTTCAGCTCTTTCCTTCGCACGTTGTAGTTCATTATCAAACTCTAACTTATTAACACGAATTTTTTCATCAAATTCCTTATTTCGACGGTCTACCTCGTTTGCAATAGCTTTTTTAATTAGTGATTCACTAAAGCCACTTACTGCATCTTTGATAGCTTGTTGACGAGTAGAACGGTCTTTAGCTTGTAATGTCTGGTAATCGCCCAATTCAACGGCTGAGCGGTTATCATCTAGCTTGTCGATGATTAGCTTATGGATTCTAGCTTCAAAAGCTATTCCGATTTGGTCTCTTACAATCCCGACACTATCACCCATCCAGATATCTTGCTCAATCGCATTGGCCAAATCCAAAAGATTGGCTTTGAATGTGACGATAGGAACAGATAAACGTTGCAATTCCTTGTAAGTAGCTTTTAGCAACTCGACAGGATCTTCAATATCTTCATTCGTATAAACACCAAAGCGATGCTTGATAACACCGTTTTGATGCAAGCCGTAGATGTTTCTAGCAGTCTCATTCGCTACATAATTCTGCCCTGCAGGCTTATCGACAGGGTCACCTTTAGCAACAGACCACGATACATCTTTAAACTGTATTCTACGACCATAACCACCCGTAGCCTCTCCGGATTCATCCGTGCTTTGTTCACCCTTGCCACGGCCGATAAGAGCCGTCACAACCTCGTCAGATGATTCTTCATAGATTATGTTGAGGATGTTAGAACCATATTCAAATTGATGCCCTGTTTTGCGTCCAAAACGCTGATTTAGGTCAATGTATCGTCCGATTATCTTGTTTTCGACAAAGGTATATCTGACTCTAAATTCGCAAGCGTATGATTCAATCAATTTAACAAGCGCCTGTCTGACAGAAATGTAGTAGAAAGACATATTGCCATTGATTGTCAAGCCGTCAATATCGCCTAGTTGGTAGCCAGTGCCCTTCAAAATCTCTCTTAAAACATCACTTGCAGTTCCACCTGGTCGCTTATCCTCAATGATAAATGAATGCAAGTCGCTTTCTGCTCTGTCTATCCCTTGGATAGTCAAACCGATGTCGTAAGATTTTTCTGAAATCCTGAACAAACAAAAAGCCCTGTCTCGTGATTGAAATCCGAAAAACTGGGCTTCTTTTATAATTTCAGGCTTGTAATCAACAGGAATTTCAAAGCTCGCTCTATCAAACTGATTTAATTCAATCGTATGAGTGAAATCTGCAAGGCTCGCTTCATCGATGACATCAATCAATTTTTCTGTTTGATTAAATAAATAAATCATGCGAACACCTCTTTATACTCAATACTATTCAATAGAGCACCTACAACTTGAAATGTATTGACACCTTTTTGAAGTTTGAAATATCGACTATTAACCATGTCGAAGTTCATCAACTCGTTTCTATCATTTAACGTGATTTCTCTAGTCTCGCAATTAACAAGTAGATTTGAACCTTGAATGTAAGTAGCCTTCAATCTGATATACTTCTGTGTTTCAAGATGTAAAATACGAATTTCAGAGCCTGCTTGCGTTGTCAGTCTCAAAATCGGTTCTGTTGGAAAATCTCCATTGTAGGTTATCTTGTTAGTTGTTGCAGTTTTATGCTCGGTATACTTGAACGGGTCGTGACAGATGAAATGCAGCTTGATAACCGTATCATTTGCATCTTCCAATTCTGGCTTCTTGACCTTCGAAAAGATAGCCTTGTAATATCGCCCTGAATCGTCACCAAATACTAATTTCTTAGCTTGACGGGAAAATAACAAGCGATTTAATCGTTCGTACTGTCTCCGCATGCCTAAATCAGTAAATCCTGTTAACTTGACCTGTATCTCTATCTCACGCTCTTTATAAGTCGCACCATACAGATATTGACCGTCTCGACCTTTAATAGTTGCAGTTTCATGATGAAAATCAAGGACATCACGCCCTGTGGTATTCGCCACAAAGAACGTTCCGTCCTCGTTGTTCATCTCTTGATTGAGGCTTATATCACCAAATCGAACTTCTAAGCCCGAGTTAAATGTTGGCGTGCCTCTGATTGTGTCGTTAAAAGTATACATTTAAAACACCATTAAAGGCTTTGAGCCTTCAATCTTATCCTTTCTTCTTTACTTTGGATATTCGAAATGTCAGAAACAAAGGCTCTGAAATCATTTGAACCAAGAGCGAGGTTAATAATAGCTGGTTCTTTCGTTTGATTAACCTCATACGTCGCTGATAATGTACCAGATACGTTATTAGAGAAATCGCCCTGCAAAGCATTAGACATTGCTGAAACTCTAGAACCTGCATCGTCAAACATTGAACGAATTCCATCTGCCATCCCAGAGACATTGCCTTTGACATCTTCAAAACCACTAATCAGAGCAGTATTAAAACCACTCATGATAGCTTGACCGGCAGGTATCAGCAATCTACGGTCATACGAGATAGGTCCTTTGTGTTCGGCAATCCAGCTAGCGATACCACCAACGAAATCAGTAACCGCACCCCACATTGATTTCAAACCACCAAGGAAGCCTTCCATGATAGCTTGGCCAGCACCACTCAAGTCAACGTTCCACAATCTATCAAAGAATCCTTTAACTGCATCAATTGCATTGCTAACTCCATTTTTCAATGAATCCAACACATTCATAAAACCATCTTTTAATGAATTAGCTACATTGATAACAGTGCCTTTGATATTGTTGATAGTATTTGAAATAAAATCTTTAATACCATTCCAGATCGTTGTTACAGTATTTTTAATTGTTCCCAGAACCGTACCAATAATAGTACTAATAGCATTGATTACTGTTGAGATAACAGACTTAATACCTTCCCAAACAGTCTGCGCTATACCTTTAATATTCTCCCAAGCACCGCTCCAGTCGCCTTTGATAATAGATGTAACTGTGTTGATAATACCTGCTATTACATTCAAGACTGTTGAAATGATCGTTGAAATAACAGTCCATACAGTCTGAACAATTGTAGTAAATACAGTCCAAACTGCATTCCATACCTCTTGAACAATCTGCATCTCTGTCGTAATCACGTTTTGGATAACTTCGATAGCACTTGCAATAAATTGCTGAATGCCTGTCCAAACCGTCTCTATGACAGATTGGAATGAATTCCATGCGGTCGTAGCAACCTCTACGATACCAGTCCAGATTGTAGACATGAATTCAGAGAAACCAGACCACAAACCTTTGATTGTTTCGACAATCGGCGTCAGAAACTCTACAAAGCCATTCCATGCAGCAGTAGAACCTTCTGTAATGATATTCCAAAGATTAGTGAAGAAATCAACTAGACTGTTCCAAGCGGTCTTAATAGCTTCAATGATTGGCGTCACTACTTCAACAATACCATTCCAAACAGTTGTAGCCACTGAAACAATCCCGTCCCACAATGCTGAAAAGAAATTTTTTAAAGCATTCCAGACGTTCATCAAGCCTTCGACAATAGGACGAGCGCCTTCTAAGAAGCTATTCCAGACATCTGAAGCAAAAGATTTAATTCCTGACCAAAGATTAGAGAAGAACTCGGAAATAGTATTCCATGCGGATTTAATAGCATCGATAACCGGTCGAGCCTTTTCTACGAAACTATTCCAAGCATTTGAAGCCGTTTCTTTGACGCTATTCCATAAGTTAGAGAACCATTCTACCAAACCACTCCACGCACTTTGGATTTTTTGCCAAGCACTTGAAGCAACATTAACAATGCCATCCCATAAGCCGATAAAGAAGTTTCTGAAGCCCTCGCTTTTATCCCAAAGAACAACGAACGCTGCACCGATTGCAACAATTGCAGCAATCACCAAACCGACAGGACCAAGGAAACCAACGATCGCAGTAACTGCTGGGCCAATCCATCCGCCTATTTTACTGAAGATATTCAGACCGCCTACTGCAACCTTAGCAAGCGTAGATGTTTCAGACATGAAATACAAGGCTGAACTAGCAGCCTTAGAACCTCTGGCGATGCCAAATAAGGCTTCTCCGACATTCCCAGCGTTAACCATTCCACCAAAAACGTATTTAGTCGCACTTACTGCACCTCTAAGTCCGATTAAGGCATCCGTCGCTAATTTCGTTGTTCTTTGCGCAGTCTTAAATGCAAGAAACGCAGACGCTATCGCTCTTATCTGATCAGGGCTTAGACTTTGAACTACTTTAGCAAACGACTGGATAGCTTGAGATGCTATACTCAATCCTTTACCAATCTTTTCACCAAAAGAAGCCATGTCGCCACCGGAAAGAGCTGATGCTACTTTCTTAATAGCTTCCCAAACTTCGCTCAATGCCTTCTTGAAGTCAGCAATTGCGCTTGTATTTGAGAAACCTTGCCAAAATTCCTTGATTTTAGCAACAGATGTACTCACGAATGACGCTATTTTCTCAACAATTGCATTAAAATCAATCTTGTTTAGAACCTCTTCAAGACCCGTCGCTAACTTCTTAAAATCAATCTTATCAAGCTGATTCATAATTGCTTCAAGAGCCTTGATACCTGCTTTAGACAACGCGTCAAAAGCTGGCTTGAGTTTATTCGCTAACGTTTCTTTCAAACCGTCTAACGCTTGGTCAATCGTCTTGTAACTTGTAGCCATGCCCTGCATAGACATCCCTGCACGTTTAAACGCTTCAGCGAAATCTTCGGTTTTAATCTGTCCGTCTTGGATTTTGGTAATCAGTTCATTGAGTGACAATCCCATTTCTTTGGCTACTGCACTCATACCTGCTGGTGCCTGTTCCATCATGATACGGAAGTCTTGCCAAGTGATTTTCGGCTTAGCTAGAGCTTGTACCATTTGTTGTGACAAGGATTTCATCGCTTGCTTAGGATTTTCCGCGGATGCGGCAAGACCACCCATAGCCTCAACTAACTGGCCACTATCCTCACGACCGATTGCAGCCATCTGTGAGAATGTACTTGCCATATCTGAAGCTGAGTAGATAGTCTTGGTAGCGTAGTCCTGCATGGCCTCTTTAGCTTCGTTGATTTGGTCTTTTCCCCAACCTAGCTTACTAAGGTTTCCATCGAACGTATCCCATGCTTTCTTGGAGCTGTTCAACTCACCGACCATTTCACCTAACGAACTCTTGATACTTCCAAAAGCCGAAGTAACTGCTGAACTAACCAAGTTAGCACCCAACATCGATTTAAACATTGAACCACTCTTATTTGAGATGGTATCAAATGCAGATGATGTCTTTTGAAGCCCGTTAATTGCCTTCTGTAACCCGTTCAAAGTAGAACTCATTCCTTTATCGACCGCAGTTAATACTGCTTCGACTGAATAAGTTTCTGCCATTATATACCTCCTTTCGTTACATATTTGCTCTCAGTAAGAGTTGTTTCTCTTTCTCTGAGAGTTGATACTTTTGCTTGTTAGTATCTTTTTTCTTGTAAAAATCACTGTACTTTCGATACAAAGGAGTTTTACCGTCCGATTTAGTAGCTTCTACCTGTCTAGACAGCCAAGCAGACCGATGTAAGAGTTCATCTTCATCTTGCTTCCTCAACAATACCCCGGTCATTAACAGATCATACTCATACATTGTCATACGACCAATCTCGTTCATGTCTGTGATATTCAGAAATCGAACACAATTTATAATGATTTCCTCAAACGTTTCAAGAGATGATTTCTCAACTATTTCTTGAGGCCTTGGTTCATCTCCGACATCAAAGACTTACCCGCATTTGACTCACTCAATTCTTTAAGTACATCATCAAACAATTGCTCTAAATCTTCATGCTCTTCAACGAATGTTTCAACATCCACTAAGGAAGGTCGTGGGCTTTCTGTAACTGTTCCGTGATAGATAACATCAGCTAATGAAGCAATGTTCTTAGCGTACAATTCAGGAATTTTAGCAGATAGAGCCATACCGAATTTTAAGCCTTGCTGTTCAATTGGATAAGCCTTATCTAGTGAACGTACGAATTTAACACCGAATTTCACGTTGTAAGTTTTATCTTTAATTACTAATTGCATTGTTGTTTCTCCTTTTTTCTAAAAAATACAATTAAAAAGAGAGACATGAACCTCTCTTAATTTCTACCCACCGATTCCAGGTGCTCCAGAAACTGAAGTTACAGGACTTGGTGAGCTAGTTGTTGTTTTAGTAGTGTCAGCAAACTCATACTGAACCACTTCAGCTTGGCTATCGTTAAGAGTAGCATATCCATTGACACCAGTACCATTTACTGCGATTTCTAGCTCCAACTCAATCAAATCTTCAGCATTCTTAGTTTTCTTGAACGATGTCAAGTAACCTTGATAGTATGTTGCTTCGTATTTGTCGCCTTGCTTTTTAGCGTTCTTTTCGATCTCCCAAACTTCGATAAGTTCACCCTTGTCCATAGCTTTTTCAAGTTTCTCAACCAACTCATCGTCTTTAGCCATGATCGTTGTAGCAGTGATTGAAACCTCGATACCACCAACAGATTGAAGAACACCGTCTTTTGTCTTAACTGAGTTAGCGTCACGGCTCTTCTCGGATGAGTGTTCAGTCTGGAATGCTAATTTAGCACCTTCTGCTTTACTTGCTTCGCTCAACAAACGGAACAATAGAATACTGTCAATCCCTTTTTTTGCAATAGGCATTTCTTGCCCTCCTTTTTCTATAAAATTGTAAATACTAAACGAACACGACCACGTTTTAGTGGTTCGACTGTCGTGTTATCATCAAAAAGCGATATTGTAGACTGCGAGATATTCAAAGCTAGATGATAGCCATCTGCCTCACTAATCTTCATCGCTTCAGCTAAGATACTCGAACACATATCTGATACTTGTTTACGTTTTTTTCGGGTGCTCCACACCGACAAGACCAATTCAACAGTACCTTTCACATCCGTCTTATTCGGAACGAGTATGGAAGTAGTATCTTCCAACTCAACGAATGGATAAGGTACGTTATCGTCTGGCTTGTAATCGTATGTTTTGTAACCCAAAAAAAGACAACGTTTAAATACGCTGTCAAAAATTGCTTGCTCTCTTGATTTCATTTAACCAACCTTTCCAAATCATTTTTAAAAAGTTTTTTCTGATCATCAAAAGCTGGCTTGATAAACGGTTGTGCGCTCATTTTGCGAGTTCCTAACTCAACGTAAGCAGCATAATCAGTCCCTGGTGCCACTCGATACTTAAATTTCTCTAGTTTGCTACTGTTTTCAGAAAGCGAACGCTTGGTGGCTCCAGTTGGTTTTATAAGTTTCTTGCCTCTATAATGACCTCTGAATTTCTCAGTGTTCTTAATCGCCTTTTCTAGCATAGCTTTGCCGTTTTCTTCGACAATATGCTCCACTTCTTCCATTTTAGCCACTCTTTGAAGTTTAGCTTGAAGTTTATCAAGGCCTTTTAGTTCAAATCGTAAACTACCCAATAGAGTTGTCCTTCTCTAAGTAAAAAACCCTACCAGACTGCTTATCTGCCCTGCATTTATAGCGTTCTTTTCGATAATTTAGATAAGTGAATGCGATTTTAGGTGCATTTTGGAAATAAACCACTTTTGAACCTCGTTTATATTCACCAAAAACTGCGACTTGCTTGTCAATGCCCAAGTCCATAACATGAACTGGAACAATCAACTTTTCATCCTCACTAGAAGTATATTCGCCTATCTGTGGGTCATACTCTTCTTGTTTCTTAGCGATAATCTCCACTCTATCGTTATATCTCATAGCATCTTAAACCCCGCATTAAAAGTTTTTGAGCAAACCCGCTTAATCACACTATCGTATTCTTTGAAATCATCAGAGTTAAATGTCATAGACGTGCCTTCCAGGGAATGATTACTCATCCCTTCAGCACCTATCCTATTAAATCGTTTAATAATGACCTCGGTAATGATATACTCAAGGCCTTCTGGGACATCATCCGCGCCTGCATAGGCTAAAAAATTAGCAGTTGTTAACATTGCTATGGTTGTGAGCAACTTGTCTTGAAGATTATCCTCAATCCCTAGCAATATCTTTGCTTGAACGATATTTGCCATGTTATCCCTCCAATACTGCGATAAGGTCCTCTTTGTTCAATGTTGAATAACCTTCAATATTGCGCTCTTTAGCGATATCTTTTAAGTCTTTAACCGTTAAGTCGCTATAATTGATAGCTTCAGTTTCAGCAGGCTTTTTAGGATGATGTCGTCGTAACATCATTCCCATCAAGCACCTCCGAATTTAACGACTTTAGAAGGATCGTACAAGTAAACACCGTAGTGTTCGTCACCAGTGATAACAGTAGTTTTCTTGAGGATGTCACGGTCTGTTTCGATAGCTACATCACGCTTAAGATTGATAACAAACGCTCCGTATTTAGCAACATCGTCTGTATCTGTGTCAACAGCTGAAACTTTAACAAGGAAACCTTTACCTTTTTCAACTTTCTTAGAACGTACAATTTGAACGCCATGTGCTTCACCGAAAGTTCCAGAAACAACGATGTTAGCGCCGATTTCTGAACCACGGACCCATTCTTTAGCGGTATCTTTACGCAAAGCAATAGCATCTTCAGGGTTCAAAAGAGCAACATAACGTGCGTCTTCTTCGTCCGCAAAGACTGCCAAAGCTTTATCGAGTGCATCGCCAGTTGTAGGGGCATCTTCGACATGTTGAGTCGCTTTCTTAGCTTCTTCAATCAAATCATTATCTACTTTGTTAGCAATAGCCAAGGCGATTTGATGTGTAGCTTGACCAATTGGGTCACCATAGCCAGAAAGAACTGCTTCGTCAGTAAGTTCGATACCTTTACCAGCTTTCTTGATTTCCATGGTTGATTTCTTAGTAGTCAATTGGTCTGGAGTGATTGCTTCGCCTTCAGCTATGTCTTTAGCATCACCAGAGTATTCCCATTTAGGAACTGTGATAGTAGTACCTGGTTGTCCGACAAGCATGCGCTCGACGTAAGCGAGCGGAGTGAATTTAATCATTTTCGGCAGTTTAGCTGATACCATATCAGCCATTACTTCAGGGTTGACCATTTGTGCAATTTTAGTTTGTGTCATTGTCTATTATCCTTTCAATTTATGATAAAGTTCTGGGTTGTTTTGGAGCAGTTCATTTCTACTCTGGTAACCCATTCTGTTAAATTGTTCTTTGGTAATTTCACCAGCTGAAGTGTCTTCCATCTTCTTCGGTGTCTTACCTTTTAGCTTCTCACCGACTTTCTTGTCGGCTAAGTCATTCACCAAAGTTACAAAGCTTTCTACAGCCTCCTGCGTGCTCTCTGCGGTATCTTTAACGACAAGACCTAGGATTTTATCATCAACTGCAATACCGCCCTCAGAAAGCATTTTAGAAGCTTCTCGCTCTAGTCCACTACGGTTGATTTTAGCTTCCAGTTCAGCAATGTATGCTCTTTGTTTTTCCTGCTCATACTCCGCTTTCTGGGCTTCGTTCATCTGACGTAGCTTTTCGGCTTCATCCATCTTAGCTTGATACTCTTTTTCAGCAGAGCGCTTAGCCTTAGCTTTCTCTTTCCGAATGATTTCATCAAGCTGAGATTGTGTGAATGTTTTTTCTGTAGTTTTCTCCTCTTCTTGAGTGCTAGCTTGTTCAAGTTCAGGTTCAACTACAGGTTCTTTAATATCTTCTGCCATTTCAGGCCCTCCTTTTAAGTCCGAGTGGACTGATATCCTTGGCTTTTAACGTCGTCAAAGTTCGGACAATATAAAAACCGCCTCGATTTCGATGCGGTTAGGTTATTTTGTAATTTCTTCAATCACTTTTTTTACAAATGCTATGATGAATAGCATTAAAAACAAAAATACCAACCACCCGAAAGCGATTGATACCCAATCCCAAATAAACATATCTTTATTCCTCTACTTTTTCATATGTTTCTTTAAAAATGTCAGGTTTGCATGGATAAAATTCACCTTGCACACCTTTGATAATGTAGTCACCTTCTGTTGCAACCATCAATCCTTCAAGTGTTTCTATCTTTAAAACTGGATTATCCAAATCAGCATAATCAACACGAACTGGATCTAATCCTAATTCTGACAACTCCAAAATTGATTCTTCCGTATCTGTAAACTGTACAACCTCAATAACTACTGGTTTTTTACGATATTTCATTTCTCGCTCCTTTCTGAGTACAAAAAAAGCACTTAGATTTCTCTAGGTGCTTTGGTAATTATTAATAAGCAAATTCAAGTTTATCCAAAACCGTAAGAAAATTTATCTGGCAACTCTTTACCCAGCTTAATACTTTTAGTTAAAGTATCTTTTACAAACGAAGCGAATTGTCCTAAATCATCTCCTGTGTAGCTATATTTTAAAGTTGTTTTATCAACTGTTGCGATACCTTGGCATTCTCCACTAACGGCAGAATATTGTCTCATAGCAGTACCATCTTCTATTTTACGCATAGTAATAATTTGTTTATCAATCTTCGCCATTTTCGCTTGCCTCCTGATAATTAAATTTTAGGTTAGCTCTTTTATGAGCTTCGTCATAATCCATTTTTAACTGATTCATGTAGTATGATTCAAGGCTTTCGTGCTGTAGCATCAATATATCGTATTCCTTTGGATTACCCAAGTACAATCTTTGAAAACTTTGAGCCATGTCATAGTGCGGATAAAAGTTCATCATCCTCTCTTCAAAAGCTTCAAAATCCCACAACAAATACTGGTTATCCAAAATATGTTCCAATGCTTTTGATACTGTAGAATGAGGAAGGTTACTACTTTTCACCATTTTTTCTACAACATCTGCACGATTAGAATTTTTCAGTTGCTCATAGTATTTTATCGCAAAATCACTTTTTTGCTTTTCTACATCTCCACGAGCCTCACTTATTGAACCACTAGAGACTAAAGAGTCCAACTTATCCATACCCCGATTATACACCTTTTCCCCGTCTTTCGCAACATACTTGCTAGATTGGTTTTTATTATTCATATCAGCATGTAAAAACTCTTCATCTCTACCTGAGTGCTTTGTACCTTTCCTGAAAACAGGCACTGTCGTACACCGACAATTCGGATGGAATGGTGGTGCATTCAAAGCTGGAACTAACTCAGATACTTTAAATATCTTTCCGTTGAATGGTTGACAGATTTTACACGCTTTTAATTCTGTCATGACTTCAAACCATTCAACACCATTAGCCTCATAGTTGGCTTTCTGTGCCTCTGAGTATACCCTTGCTGACTCTGTAACTGCTAATCGTCTAGCGTAACCATACGAGACGTCAAACTCTTTCCTAAGATTGTTAATCAGAATGTTTGTACCTTTACCTCTTAAAACGGTATCAGCGACGCCTTTCTTGACGATTTCACGCAATTCATTCTGCCTTGTCCAATGCCTCCCTGGCCAAGTAGCACCATTGAAATTAGCGTACAAAATAGAGTCGGCAGACACTTTTGAAGCTTCAAAACTTCCGAGTGTCATATTCAAAACACCAGCGCTGAACAGATTCTCTCGTCTGATTGATTCAGTCAAGTGCTTATCAATGATTTCAAACTCACTCAAAGCTAAATCATACTGATGAAGTTTGATGTTCGCTTGCAACACTTCAAGACGACTTGTTTTCATCTTGAGATTATACAATCTCATCAAGTCGTTTTCTGCTTTTGTGAAATCCTTGCTAGTAACCTTCTGACCACGCTGACTCAGGCGATTAGCACGTTCGACCAGTTGCTTAGCTTTAAACTCAACATTGATCATGTCAAGTCTATCAGCTCTCTGTTTAGCTTCTAGCTTCGTGATACCTTCTTTATCAGCATACCTTTGCCAAAAGCTATCAATTTCTTTCTGAATATTGTTAGCGTGTTGTTGATAGACACCGTGCAATTGATAAGCTACTCTCTTATCTGCTAGTTCCCTAGCTTTTTCTTCAGCACGATACCTATCTTCCCAGTACTTATTGGTCAACATCTGCTATAACTTTCTGACTTTCATCTATTTCAGCATCTGAGTAGATTTTTTGTTTTTCCAAACGAGTCTCAAGGTCGCCCATGGCTTCCTCTTCTTTCTCCATTCTTTCGATTTCTTTCTGCGGATCATCGATGATAGACAGAACAGATAGCTTGGTTTCTTCAGATACTTGTCCAGATAACTGTCCGACAATCTGCGCTTCTTCAAGAATGTTTCTCGGCACGTTTCTAGTGAATGTGTAAGTCAACCCTGCCCACGCATCCTCATTGACAGTTGTCAAAGGCACACTGAACACAATTTGATACAAGCGATTGAATGCAGATTGTAGCTTTCTGTCTTTCATCCGAGCAAGGTTGTCCATTGCTTGCAGTTTAAACGCAAGAGCAGTACCAGATGAATTTCCAAACTCAGCTTCTGACATGTTGGCAACCATAGAAATGGCAAAGATAGACTCTTTCAGCAAGCTGATCAGATTTTCTTGAGTCGTGTCTGAACTTGGCTTCTCAAGGAAATTGACTTCAGGCAAAGGCCCGTCGCCGTTTTTCCAAAGGTTGAAAATCCTGTTCTCTCTGATTTGACTAGCATCTTCATCTTGTAGTTCAACACCCAACACTTTCAAATAAGCGTCTGCGAAATAATCCACATCATTCGCTTTCTCGCTTGCTGCCTTATTTAAAGCGTTAATCAAGGTCTTTACGCTTTCAAAAATACTTTGTCGCTCTTCATTCTCAATCAATTCAACAACTGGAATGGAACTATAGATGTGCTGAGTACGCTCACCAAATCTTACTGAGCCACCAGTTGAAAAAGTAGCGTCAATCACCTCATCATTCGTGATAACCTGACCAATACCTGTCTGGCTATTCTCATTAAACACGTACCTAACTGCGAATAACGGGCGTTCTTCAATGCTATTATCATGCACGATGAACATATTGATTGGACTGTTGTAAGTCGCTCTGGTCTGCTTGTATTCGTCTTGATAAACATAAATGAACGCATGACCAAATACACTAGACATCTTAGCAAGTTCAAACTCTGAATCTTCCATGTCGTTAATCTTACGGAAATCAGCAACGAACTCGCTCACGTTTTCGTTTTCGTGCTTAATTTTAACTGGAACACCAAGTTGATAACCTGTGAACGTATCGACAATATATTTTGCGTAATTAAAAACCAGACGATTATCTGGTTTCCAGCTATCTTTTTTAGTCATCTTCAAGACTTCATGTTGTGAGAGATACATATCTTCACTCTCAACATAGTTCTTGACTAGCTTGCTCATGTGAAGCTTGATTGCTTCAGTAACAAGTTCTTCAGTCACTTCATCACTTGATGTCGTAATGACTTTTCGTTTATTAACAAAAACTTTTGCCAATTTTAAAAACCTCCTTTGAATAGTTTGATTTTAGGTTGACTGCCATCGATACATTGAAGGCTATATCTTAAAGCGTCCATCAAGTGGTTGTTTTTATCCTCTGGTTTATTCAACCAATTGCCTTCTTTATCTCGCTGGTAGCAATAACTGTAAAATTCATCCATGATGTTTTTACAGTCTGGATGCACATAAATAGCGTATCCTTGCAATTTGGACACACCTGCCATAATACTATCTTTACCTTTGCGGCTCTTAAATATCCGTGGTATGTCATGCTCTGATCTCAGTTCCTCAATCAATCTGGATTCTGAACAGTCAGCTATAATATGAGAACGTTGGTAACCTTTATCTTTTATCATCTTAGCGACTTCTTTGGTTACCAATCCGACTTTATACGCCTCATCAAAGACATAAATCTCTTTCGTCGTATCATTTATCAACGAACAACACAAAGCAGTTGGATCATGAGTGAAACCAAAGTCAAGACCAATACATAATTTATTAGCTGAATCTCGTAGTAATTCATCCTTATCGAAATCCTTGACAGTCACGTTCTCGTAGATTAAACCTTCAGCAACTCCCCACTCGCCATCACACACAATTCTAGCACGTCTGGGGTTCGTATGATACAAATCCTCATAACGCTTGATATCGACTTCATCCAGCCACTCGTTGCATTTATAAGTAGTCGTAGTAGCGAATGTGTCAGCCCGTCTCGTCTCTTCATCAAAGAACACACGCTTGAGCCAATGTCTCTCATTCCATGGGTTAAATGTGACCGTTATTTGCTTAAAGAAATCAGGTACATCTAAGCTACCACGGATTGACTCAACTACTGTACTAAACTTATCTTCAGTCTCGATTTGGTACGTTTCCTCGAACCATGCCCAACAAAGACTACCAACATCGACCGTGATAGATGTGATTTTAAGTTCATCATCCAGACCACGGAATAGGATTTTTTGACCAGTCGCTTTTACAGTTATTTCAGGCAAAGACTCATTAAATTTAAATAAATGAGTCACACCTAACACATTACACGCCCATTTAAAATCCGTATAAGTTGATTGTTTATTTGTATTTGAATACCTACGAATAACAAGCAAGTTAGCCCAGGGATATTTCAAAAGACGGACAACATAATTCAAAGCGGTTGTCTTGGACTTCTTCGAACCACGAGACCCTTTAACTACACGATAAAGATTCCTTGAGCGCCAAAACTGACCGTACCCAGCTCCTACAGTCTTAGGTAAGTCTACAACAATATCGTTCTGTTTAATCTGGTATGTCTGACTCATTCGCAAACACCACCGTTCCAGAAATATCAGCTTCAACTCTGTCGGTGAATAACTTGAGATACTTACCTAACAATTCAAGAGCCTTTATCTGCTCGTCGATAGGCGCCGTACCTTCGTATTCAATGTACTTTATAACTTCTCCCGTTATTTTATCTGTCTGTTTACTATATCCAACGATTGGACGACCAAAAGCAATATCGATAAGACGATCTATAATGTCATTTGCTTTCAACCCTGATGCATCTAGTCGTTCTTTAGTTTTGATTCTGATGTAGTTTAAAATCTCACCTTTTCTAACCCATGCACTACCTTTGTTAGCAGCATTAGCTTCGCCAGATGTTGGATATATTTTTAAATAGGCCTGTGTTGCATTATTGCCATTAGCGATGTACTCATCTGCAAAATTACGTTCACGGCTATTTAAACCAAACTCATCAACTTGTTCTCTGCTTCTTTTATTCTTGTTCTTCTTTACGATTTTCCATCACCACCTTATTTTTCATAACAAAAAAGACGCGTGTATGCGCCTTTTTTCTAGGAGTCATCATAAAAAACGTTTTGCTTTCATTTTCTTGACAATACCATAATATCACTTTAAAAATTCCAAAGAGTTCCATTAGTTCCATTTTTTAGAAATTTTTTTCAAAGCACTCTCTCTAGCCCGATGAATCGTTCCGCGCCCACAACGTAACTGAGCCTGAATTTGATTCCACGACAATCCATCAATGTACAACAACCGCATGATGATATTTTCTACAGGGTCGTCCAATAACTCAATCACTTGCACCAGCTCATCCCGTTCCCGATAGAGTTCTTGGATTTCCTGATACAGTTGTTCTGATTTGTCAATAATCAGCACATTCAATTCCTCAGAGCGATTAGACGAGCTTTCTGACTTTGGCATGTTGTCAAACTGCTGTCCTCGTAAGATGCTCGATTTCAGACTGATGATTTCCTGGTGCTTTGACTTCGCTTTGATATCAATGTACTGTAAGGCCTTTAGTCGTTGCTTAATATCAATTGTCAATCTTCTGCCTCCATCTCCTCAATCAGCCAGTCAAGATTCTTTCTGGCTTTCTTCAGGTCCTCAAGACCATTCTTTTTCTGAAACCGAAGCATATACTTGATTGCGTTACCCCAGCTCCATGCTGCCTTTCCTTGCAGATTACCAATAAAATTATCAATCACTTCAATACCTTCAAGACCGTTAGCCCCTTGGTAGTGGCTCGGTTTGTTTACGTTGTCAATTATTTCTGGGTTCATTATTTCCCCTCCAAAAGCTCAGGGTTTTCATAGATATTACCCACAACCTCTATTTCTTGAGCGAAAAAACCTACTTTTTGATAATTGTTGTATTTCACAAAAGAACAAATCCACATAGCTTTAAATGACTCTATGGTCCCTAGAAGACCATTGCATTTTACAACATCCCCCTCAAAGATTTCCTTCCCGTCCTTGTCTTTCAATCCTGTTGATTGCATGAGGATAACGTCATTAAAATCAAAACAATCGCTTTCGCAAATTCCACCCCAGCATAAGTCTATTTCGTTTATGTAAAATCGAATTGACTCTATATAATCAGCAAAACATTTTTCTGTTTTTATCCACGCTCTAAATTTCAGTATCATACCAAATCCTCCTCTTTGACAAACGTGCCGTTAATCCAACGGCCCTTGAGGTCTTTGATTTTTTGATATGCCAGTTCAAATTTCTTGAGATAGCCTGCGCATAACTCACCGAACTCTTCGATAAGCTTCAAAGACTGCTTGTCCAACCGTCCACCGTATTTAAGGCCGCGGTCAATAAACCATTGTTTGACTTTTTCTATTGTGTTCATGATAACACCTCTTTTCCATTTATTTAAAACTGACCTATTTCTCTCAATTCTGCGTAGTCATTTAAAATTCCTCGCAACTCTTCTGGTTCTACTTGAAACTCTTTGAACCAACTACCATTAGGCGATATGTGCATATACTTCATATCTACAAAATCCATTGGAAGCAAGAGACAATAAGGGTTGTCAACGCCTGTACTTTGTTCTCTTTCCAAAAATGCAACTATGAAATCTTGCTTACCTTTGCACCTAATCCTCCAATAATTTGTATTTCCTCCAGAATATAACGAACTGTATTTCACATCAATCGTCATATTTTTAAAAACAAAATCATAGATAGGGTTATTTTTCTCGAAAAGCGCATTGGCATCAACAGCGTCAGGTACTAGAGTCTGAAACAACTGTTCTGCTTGTCCACCTAACACCAGCTTTACGTAATTTGATATGCGCAATGTGCATTGGTAAACCACTCAAGCGTACAGCTGTTCTAAAATCTCCATGCTCCAGATATAAATCTACAATATCCATGCCATCACTTTACCTCCTTTTCTATAGTAATCGTAAATTCATGGTCATTTATGTTTAAAGGTAGAACTGTTCCTGTTTTTAAATCGTCTTTTAGCAAATCCAATACAATCTCTAAAACTTGCTTACCTAAAATCAATTGTGTCTCTAAAATATTTTGCACATCTTCCATCACTGCACCTCATTTCTCAATTCAAAACCAATTCCATACAAAAGCAAATCATTTTGAAAATCAACGAATGCTTCAATCATCTCAGCTTCTTGAAAGTCGTATTCCTCGACCGTACCCAAGAAATCATCAATATCATCTCTTTGTACACTTCCGTGCTCTGTCTTTCTATGTTCCATAACTTGTTCATAGCCATCAACATCAATTGTGTAGTAGATTCTGCCACTTGAATAATCATATTTGTAATTCTTGATAATCACTATTTCATCTCCTTGCTCTTAATTTCTCTAGTGAGTCTATTTTTTAAAACATGACTTGTAAAATAAATACCGTCTGCATATGTATAATAATCAGCAGTTTCTTCAACCCATTGACTTCGTGTGTATGGGTATCTGTTTGGTCGTTTCATGTTACCACCTCATATATAAGTATTTTATATCGATATCTTGTCCTAAAATACAATCTCTCAATGATCTTAAATCTTCTAACGCACTGCTGACGGTCCCCCATTTGTTTTCAGGTTCATATTGCACATACTTTTCAGGGTGCTGTTCCAATTCTGAGATGCCACGTTGAATGTTTTCAAAAATCTGAGCAACATTGTAGATAGTACCTTGTTTGAAATCCCAATCCATAGCAACCCTGAACATTTTCCCAAGATTGTAAGTTGGAGAACTATTTTCAGGTTCATCTATGCAAATATAATCTCCGCTTTCTATTTTTCCTAAGATTTCCAAATCATAACTCATCACTCCACCCCTTTTTTGAAAGCTATACTCAACCATAGATTGTATTTGTGCATTTTACGCTCAATTTTTTTAGGTATATCCCTTTCAAAAACAATAAGCGGACCATCTGTGTCTTCTGCATCTGAGTAATTTATGATTTTATCTTTTGAGTAACAATTTAAAAATTGTTTTCCAAAATGGTTGCGAAAAGATATTTTGAATATTTTCTTTTCTTTGTAACAACTTTTAATCATTATTCGTCTTCTTGATTTGTTTAATGACATAAGTCCACCTCCTCAATCTCAATCCCTGGGCAATCGAATACCCAGCCTAAGTTGGCATCTTCTAATTCTTTGCGGGTGAATTTAGACCTTAATCTACTTTGTAAAAACCCCAAGAAATCCTCGTCTTTAACACTCACAAGATACTGATCTACTGCTTTGAGTTTTACCAAATACCGCTTCTCTTTCTCAACCTCGTAGCCGAACTGATGCATGTTTACGAGGGTTTGAAATGGTTTGATATTTTCATCAATTACCCAAATTTCAAATTCATTTAGTTCGCTATCATTACGCTTTTTAAAAATCTCATAGACACATTGAAACAAACTTGTTTCAAAATCACCCTTATTCTCTTCATACCAATCCGCCACAAACTGCGGTACTACGACTTTCTGCGGTTTGTAGTGCGTTTCTATTGACTCGTAAAATCGTCCTTGTTGATACGCCTCATGAAATATTTTTGAGCCAAAATCACTTCCAAGTTCTCTCAAAATGTCATACGTCCATTTAAACTTCGTTCCGTCATCAAATCCTTTAATACGTTTGATAACGTCTTTCAGTCTGATTGGCTTTTCATCTTTGGTTAAGACTTCATCTTTCATTATTCCACCTCCAAGATCTCAATACCGGTACAATTAAATACCCAGCCAAAACCGGCTTTTTCTAGCTCAGCTTGTGTAAAACAACTTTTGTATGCTAGAGAAAAATATATTCTTCCATTACCATCTTTTGAAAAGCAGTGTTTTGTCGCTCTAATCTTTACAAAGTACCGTTTTTCTTTCTCTATTGTGTAGCCAAAAGCCCAAGCAAGGGCGAAAAGTTCTTGATTTTCTGAGTTATCCACCCAGCTATTAACTTTTTCCGGCGTGTATAAGAGAGCTGTAAGCAATCTTTTTTCTTTTGCTTTACATTTTTCAATCCACTCTGCCACAAACTCTGGCACTTCTACTTTTGGTTGTTCTATCCCAACCAAATCATTGATAAACTCATAATATAGTTGTTCAATCCTAGCCGGACTACTCTTTTGTAATCTTTTTTTGTATTTATTTATCAATTCGTATCTTTCCATTACTCACGCTCCTCTGCCTCATATTGCAGCCATACAAGACTCTCATATAAATCTCTTGCATGTTTCTTGATGTTACTTAACTCATAGCTGTTTAGATTGTCTGAGTTTGTTAAAATATCAATTTTTAAACTTTCAATAGTTAAAATAAAGTCTTTCATTTCAACTACTTTTCCCCTTTCTTTTTCATATCCTAGTAAATATCCGATATCTACTCCAAAGAAAGAGGCTAATAATTGAGCTTTTTTAGCACTTATTGCACTTTTTCCACTCTCCCAATTTTGCAAAGTTCTCCAATGGATTTTAACAGCATCAGCAAGCTCTTTTTGAGATAGCTTTTTCTCTTTTCGTAAAGCCCTTAGCCTATTCATCTTCTAGCTCTCTTTCTTCTTGTTCCTCGTTATAGTCCATTACAAGGCTGTTTAACCATTCAAACTCTGCCCCTTTTCTAATTTTTTTAACCTCTCTTTCTTGTAACCATGCTGAGAAAGCAACCACGTTTTCAATATAAATAGTGTCATACCAACTCCACCGCCAATAAGTAAGGTTTATATTTGTTGTTTTTCCTGTTTCATCCTCGACTGTAATATATCCATTTTCAACATCTGCTGTACCCATACAAAAATCGCACGTACCGACAACCTCCTCTTGTATATCTGAGTGATAAGCAATTACTTTGTACTTCATTTTAAAGCTCCTTACCTTATATCCATATCCACAAATTCAATGATTTGCGGTAAAATCCCGTTACATACGTAAATACTTTGAAAGTTAGGACTGTTTTTAACTTCCATTGTTTCGTCAAAAAATCTCATTCTGCCTTTTGGTATAAGCAACTCAAAATTATTCTTTTTAAAAAGTTCATACCTTGCTTTGCTGTCAAAAAGGCCGTTATTGTTCATAATCATAGCAAACGGCAAGCCTAACTCATATAATCTCAAAAAGATATTATCTCGTTTACTGAAAGGCGGGTTGCTAACAATACAATCCACCCCCCCGGTGCTTTCTCATAACTGAAAAAATCTTGCCCTGTTTCAATATGTCCAAAAGTAACTTTTTTACCCCTCTCTTGTAGCATTTTTACAAATTCGCTATGCTCTTTATCAAACGGGCACCAGATATGCTCAAATTTTTCAAGATACGGCAAGATAATTTCTACTGCATAGCGTGGTGTATAATACTCATCACTCTTGCTTGTTTTAATTTGTTGACTAAAGCTCATTAACTCACTCCTTTTTATAACTTACTGAGTACATCTCTGAGGCTGTTTTTAGCTTGCTCCTAAAATCCTCAGCTTGTTTCTTGGTATCAAAGGTATGCTTTTTATACTTCACAATACCGCCGGGACGATAGATATATACCAATACTACCCACTTCATGCTTGGCCTTTCTGTCTTATCGTGAAATTCTGTTTTTTCGGTTGTTCCTCAAACATCTCAGCATATTCTTTGTTGATCTCCTCGATATTGTAAGGCTCGTTTGCATGATAATAGTAACCATGCTCATCTAGTTCACCTCTTACCCCTGTTGCATATCGTAAGAAAATCAACTCATTACATACTGGACAAGGCTTTTTGTTTTGCGTTGTATAAGCTTTCATAGTCCCACAAAAACCACAATAAGGGCATTGCATATTAACACGTACTTTAATACTAATTTTTTCCATATTATTCCTCATCTAATGCAACCAATCTCAAGCTTTTGTTTGGATTGGTACGTTTGTTATAGGCTGGCGATTTGTAAAACAATACTGTTTCTTTTTTAACTCCTAACTCCTCAGCAATTTCCTCAGCCGTTCCTATTTTTAACAGATTATCGCCTTTATAGAGGGCGTACTCTTTTTTTGGATATACCATGCTCATCCTCCCAATGCACTATACCCGATATAACACAATTCCTATTTACACGGCTTGCAAGTGTTTCAGCATTGTAAATTCCGTGACTTGTTTCTATGTATCTGTCATATACATTTTTTATCTGGACAATCGTATGAAAATCCCCGTTATTGAGGACTTTCACAAAATCGCCCGGCTTAATATCTGATTTGTTCATGTTTAGCCTCTGATAGTGTTGTTAGAATGGCAAGTCATCATCTGAAATATCAAGCGGATTTGTAGCCATTTGCTGGTTGTTGTTTCTTGCAAAGTTAGGGGCTGCATTTTGTTGCTGAGTTTGCCCTTGATTATCTCCTTTGCTTTCTAAAAGCTGGAACCGGTCAGCGACAACCTCAGTAACATATACACGCTGCCCTTGTTGGTTGTCATAATTTCTAGTCTGGATCCGTCCTGTTACTCCGACTAAAGAGCCTTTTTTAGCCCAATTTGCAAGGTTTTCAGCAGCTTGCCTCCACAATACAACATTGATAAAATCAGCCTCACGCTCTCCATTTTCGCCTTTAAAATCACGGTTTACCGCTAGCGTGAAAGTTGCAACTGCGATATTTGAGGGTGTGTATCGTAACTCAGCCTCTTTTGTCATTCGTCCGACAAGTACAACATTGTTTATCATTTATTTCTCCTCTTTCATCCATTTTCCATTGATTTTTTTACCTTGACGATCTTTAATTTCATTCCATGCAATTTCAAAGCAAGCATCAAGCATTGTCCCCCCATTTACTGCAATTTTAGAGAGAATACCCGTAAGATTGCGGATATGAAATTGTATCTGTGTAAGCGTGTTGATAATACCCGGATTGAATACAAGGTCAAGCAGCTTAGCAGACATTAAACCAATTTCTTTAGTTGCATATAAGAGTAATGTTTCGGTTGAGATCTCCCCTCTCTCATATCTTGTGTAGCCGTTCCTGTGAGGGTTTAGCATAATATCCTTTTTATTAAAGTCCATCTGTACGGTAAACACGGTTAAAGCAACCATAATATCACCGATTGCATCCTCAAGCTCTTTGTGATTGCTTGAGTGTTTTGCCCCGTTCAATTCCCCGTACTCCTCAAGGATTTTTTGCATTTGAGAGAGGGCTTTCTTTGTCAATTCCTCTCTCAACAGCCCAGCTTGTGACATTTTCAATCAATTTATTAAAATCCATTATTGGCCTCCTAAAATTCCATAGCTGATAAAGTTATCATCAAGATACTCTTTCAATTTTTCTAGCTGCTCTTGTCCACCGTGTAAAGTTAAGAGCATTGTTACAGTTAACGGCTCGTTTGAGGTTGTTTTTAGCCCCTCTGCGCCCTCGTTTTGTGTTTGTGGTGTAATTGTCCCACTTTCGATAATTTCGCCTGTATCAGCGTTATAAGCCTTAATTTCAGCCTCAGCGTTTTCTTTAGCAAGCTGATTGATTTCAGCAAGGCGCTCAGCTTTTGCTTTTTCAGCCGCCTCACGCTGCTCTTTTCGTAAAGCCTCAGCATCTCTATCAGCTTTCATCATTTTAAGGATCTCAACTAGGCTCTTACCAGCCTCTAGGTGTCTGATATAGCTTTCAGCCGGTAAAGCGTACTCCTCAGCTTGTTCATGGATGGCTTGTTTATTTGCTTTTTCTTCTTCCAAGCGGTCATACTCAGTCAATACAAGGCTATCAATCTCCTCAAGAGTTTCTTTTTTCAGCTCGTACTTACCAGTTTTAAAGTATTTTTTAAGTGAGTAAGCCTCGTATTTGTCCTTGAAAAAGTCTTTATCAATACCGGCAAGCTCGCTTTTTTGTTCAAACGTAGCCCGGATAATATCTAGTCTGAGCTCTTTTTCGTGCTCATCAATAGCATCTAAACCGCTTTTCATTGTTTCAGTAACTTGTTTAAGAGGATCTAGCGCTTTCTCTTTAAACCAAGCCTCAAACTCTTTATACGGTTGATTGATTGAGTTTTTGATTTTTTTGCGTTCATTATCTAAAGCCTCAATCAATTTATTGTAATCAGTACGCTCACTAAAAACCTCTTTGTAATTTTCAGCCGTTACCTCTTTACCAGAATATTTTGATACCGCTGCCTCAACTTGTCGCTCGATTGCCTCACGGTCAACTTTAATAATCGCCGGCGTGTATTCTACTTGAATTGTTTTTAATGCTGAGTTAGTTACATCTTTTACCATATTTATTTACCTTTCTTTGCGTTTGCTTTTTCTAGCTGCTCTGATAAAAAGCTAGCGATTGCCTCATAGCTGTCAGCTTGCACTTTGTGAAAATCTGATAACCCGTACTTTTGTAAGATAAAGTTAGCAACTGTATCAAATGGGACTCCTTTAGCCTCAGACAAGGCGCTTACTAGTTCATTGATTGCTTGATACTGGATATTATCAATGAGTTTCCCTTGAGTATTTTGAGGCGCTGCTTGCTGATTTTGTTGATACATTTGAGTTACGTTTTGATTTTGTGGTTGTTGCTCTTGTTCATCAATAGGGTACTCATCAACATCTTTTTCACCGATTGCAAAGAGCCCTTGTAATGCGTACTTTCTAGCGTATGAGCTTACCGCCCCTGTCCATTGAGGCTCTTGCATTTGTTTGAATTGTCCCTTTTGAGTGTTAAGTACCGGTACATTGCCTAACTCAGCAAAGGCTGTTGAAGTATAAACCTCATCCCCTTTTGTAGCCGTTGCAACTGCCTTTACAAATACTCTCTCAGACAACTCAAAGAGCTCATCTGTTAAAATTACGATCCATTCGCTTTTTAGTTCTTTAAATGCCGTATAAATATCCTCAGCATTTCTAAAAGCGTACTTTACATCTTTTGCTTTCTTTTTTTCTAGTTGCATTTTTTGTTGCAACTCTGGAAAAGTTAAGTTTGTCATCTTTTTTCTCCTATGCCCCTCAGACTTAAATTTTATGGGCTCTATTCGTTTTTTATTGCTTGTTCGATAATTTATATGCCTTTACTCTAAAATTGCGTACAGGCGATTTTAGAGCGTTCTACGATATGCCTATATTTCATCTGCAATATATCTATACTGACCGCATCCGATATAGACAAATTCGCTAGGATCATATTCTTCTTTTGTTTCTTGAGGCTGCATTATATCTCTGTCGTAGTCAAACATGTTAAACCTCACGCTTTCCAATATTCTTCTAAGTCAATTTGCATTACTGCCACTAGATTTTTTTGCTCGGTTTGAATTTGCCGGCGATAAGGTGCTATGCCCGCTTGTCTTTCTTCTTCGTTGCGTGGAAGATAATATCCGCTCGGTTGTGTTTTCTTCGCAACGATTGGATGCTTGAAATTCACTCGCAAACTTTCAATCACTTCTTCCAAACTTCGCTTTGTCAACCCGGTTTCTTGTCGCACCTTTTCGGCTTTGATTGGTTCTTCAAACGTTGCACGGTTGATAATCAAATTTAATACGTTTGTTTCGATTTTGCTCATTTCTCTGCTAATCATATTCACTACCTTTAAATCTTAATTTTATTTCATTTCTCCTTGTGGATTTTTTCGATTTCTTCTAACTTTTCGACAAATTCGACATACGCTTTGTAATAATCCCCTGATTTTTGGCTATCTTTATATGCTTTTTCAATCAATTCATAGCCGTAGCCGTAAAAACAACCGACTCTCCATTTTTTGTTAGATTTTGTATAAGTGAAATAACGACCGCTAGACCATGTGTTTTTAAAAACAATATAATCAGCGTCGCCGGATACCCTAGCATCGCCGGATACCCTAGCATTGCCGGATACCCTAGCATCGCCGGATACCCTAGCATTGCCGTATACCCTAGCATCGCCGGATACCTCAGCGTTGCCGTATACCCTAGCGTCGCCGGATAC